AGATTGCCGCGATCACCTTGATCGTGTGGAAGAAGGAGGTACGTTTCGACGCCAACTATTTGAAACCACAAGCAGCGTGAGCGCCTCTGGCGAAGAGTCTGTTCCATCCCTGGGAACCATTTCTCGGCGGTGGCCATCGGGTTCTTGAGACGCTCGATTTCGAGGGGAAGTATCAATCGGACAAGTCAGGCCCGTGCTGGAAAACACGCGAGTCTCCGGAGCCACCCTATGCCCTCTCGGACAATCGAAGAAAGCCATTAGGCCACGAGTCTCCAATAGGACCATGCATTGCCACTGATCCAGTGGACAATCGTCGGGCTTGTTGTTTCAGAAACGATGGGTGCCGTCACAACAGTGACATGGAACCACAGGGAAGAAGAATTGATTCTCCACTTCGCACGCGGAGACAACGACCTTACGGCCTGAGGAAGACCACTCTTCGAACAGTTGGGCTGAATGCCAACAAAAACATCGGCACCGAGCCGAAGGGGAGCTGTTTTCTATTGACATTCCCTCTTATAGGACCTTATCCGAATCGACCCGCACTGGTATTACTGGCAGCACTGAGGATGATCTTAGTTCTTGGATGAGGCTCTGTCCGCTCGCTCTGTCTTCGACAAGGATAGCCGTTGGATTCCAGTGCTCCGCAAGAGAGCCGAGAACACGCTTCAATTCGGGAAACTCAACTCTGTCTTTCCAAAGGTGGAGTAAATAATAACCGTTGCTTGTTGTTCCCCATGTAGTGCATGCGCTGAAATCATTTTCAGCCCCCTTTTTGTAGGCACAATCCCATGACTGGACAATTTGTGCAAAGGGAGCACTGACAGGTGGTTGATAGAGCTGCCACCAGTCACGCTTAAAAATTGCACCCTCTACAGTAGTTGGCCGCTGCTGATATAAAGAGGCCCAAGCTCGTCCGCCGATTGCTGCGCGAATCCTTTCAAGTTCCACGAGTCCAAATCTGTTTGGCCAGAGCGGTTCTCCTTCACGGCGAAAAGATTCGTCATGCTCGGCGATTGCGGGAAGGCTCAAAACTTCCCACTCGTCGCCAAAGCTGTTCGCCAAGAGACGCCCAGCCAAATCGTCTTCGTGCCAACGAGTTTGTATTAGGACAATCGCACCCCCGGGAGCTAAGCGCGTATACGCAACTGAAGTGAACCAATCGTATAAAGCCCGTCGTATTGTTTCGCTGTTAGCTTCTTGCGAATCCTTCAATGGGTCGTCGATTAGAAGCAGGTGCGCTCCACGGCCCGTGACTGGCCCGCCTCTGCCTACTGCAAAGTACGCGCCCCCTTGCCGTGTGTAGAAGCGATGCGCTGCCGTCGAATCTTCACTCAACACGCACTGTGGAAAGATGGCCCGATGTAGCGGTTCTGCCACCAGATTTCTGACCCGCCTTCCAAAATCGTCCGCCAATTCTTGCCCGTAACTGGTGCAAATGATGTGTCTGTCAGGATGCCGACCCAAAAACCAACTGGGGAATATCGTGCTGGCGAGAACACTCTTTCCGTGGCGCGGAGGAAGAAAAATCATTAACCTCGAAAGCTCACCTCGTTCTAATGCCTCTAGGCGGGAAACGATTAATTCGTGATGACGGGCTAATGAGAACTGGGGCCAGAGAGCTATCGCATAGCAGGCTAGGTCTTCATGGGCCAGAGCGAGCAGTTGTTGCGTTTCTATCGGCTGGGAACTCATGGCGCACCCTCGTGAAGTTGGTGTCGCGCCAAAAAGGTTTCGCCAATCCTCCTGGCAGTTTCCCCGTCCAACTGAAAATTCATCACATTGATCTCGGCACGCCCGTCTATCTCGCCCCGGAGTTTGGCGACCAACTCCACGATGCGACAAAGCTCGCGTACAGCCGCGAGTGCGGTCCGAAGGTCTCCTGCAGTTTCAGCCTTTTCCTTGAGGCGTTGCGCTTCGACAGTAAGGCTTCGCAATTGTTCAACAAGAGTGCCTGTTTCAAATATGTGCCCTGTCTGGAGTGAGTTAGAAGCCGCGGGGACCATGTGCCGTCTATGCCGTACAACCGCGTCACGCGATACGTTGTATCGTTGCGCTACAGTGCGGTAGGAATCTCCGGCGAGTACAGCCCTTTCTATCTCAGACCGCTGTCCATGTATACAGATGCTGCATTTGCGCGGCATGCACCCTCGCTTGGTTGCTCTTCGGAGCCGTACAGCATGACGATTGCCCTTACAAACCGCTTCGACTTGCCTCTCCAAAAGCTTCCGAACACATTTCGCCACTTATTCGCCAGGCGGTCAATGAGTATTTGGTCTGCAGCAGAGAAACATTTTGCTGCAATCCGAGGGAGTCACGCTTTGTTATCCGTTTCTAATTAGAAGTTTAAGGCGTCTGCAAACTTCCATGTCCTTTACAAGGAGTGGGGACTGAGACTAAGGAATGCGCGGCGGAGGCTATCCCTCCTCCTCCATTTCCTGCGACCATTCCCAAACCTTTTTCGCCGCGAGGAAGGTGTCCATGCAGGCGTGTTCATCCTTCGCGACGACAATCTCTGGATCGGGATCGCCCTCGACCTTCGGCAGCCGCACAATCAAGCCTTGTTGGGGGTCGGAGTGACCCATTTCTCTGAGTGCGCGTCGGTAAGCCGCATTCTGCAGGTGAGATTCCGCATAGCACCTCTTCCCCGTCTTCCAGTCAAGCACGGTAAGCTTGCCGTCCACCTCTGCCAACACATCCAACGTGCCGGCGAAACCGTGCGTCTTCGACCAAACAACCTGCTCGATGAGAATTGGTCGGAGATTAGTTCGCTGCGCCCATCCTTGCCAAACAGAAAACGCATACGCCGCTTTGTCAGAAACATGTGGAGCTGGACCGGGCTCCGCACATAGCTGCTTTCGCAGCGTCCATTCGATGAGCGCGTGGGTTTGACTTCCGATCTCGCCGGCTGTTGCCAATTCCTTCTGGTGGGCCTTCTCTTTGCCTAGTCGGTTTGTCAATGTGAGAGTCCATGCGGCGCGGGTCAACTTGGGATCGGCCGGAGCATCTTCATAGAGATCCGCCGAGACTTTGCAAACCAAGTCGCGTTCCACTCGCGCGCTCCAATTGACTAGCGCCGGCTTGGCAACAGCTTGCAGAATCGTCGTGACGGAGGGCAGATTACCGACACCATCGATGTCATAGAATCTGCCCTGCTTCGTCTGTCGGCGCACTTTCGTTGTTACCCGCATCAGAATGGCGCCCACTCTGAATCGTCGGCGGCCTTATTCCCATCCGCGTGCTTCCCGTATTCCTTCGGGCGATCAATTTCCCGAATGTAGTTCTCCGCAACCAGTTTCACGGTGTTCTTGAGTGGTGGCACAACTGCGGCAACATTCGCCCATACTTGACCTTCATCACCGATCGCGTGCATCACTTGCACTTGGGCGTTCGCGCCAATCAGTCGCTCGACGTCAAATTCTACTACCTCATCCGCTGTGAACTGCCGGCCGCGCCAGGCGGAGAGTATCTGTCGCAACGACGCCTTCTCGTGGAGTGATGGCGTAAATCTGCGCGACACAAGGAACCGCTTGTCTGTTTTTGGATCGCGCTCCTCTAGCTGAAAAACAATTTTGATTTGCGGTTTCTCCCCGAATGAAGTTTTGACGATTCCCAGATCGACCACATCCACACACACTGCGGACCACAGCCCTTCCGGTGCGGTGCTGTAATCACCTGTTTTCTTTCTCGCGTAAATTGGCATTTGCTTGTTTCCTCCTGTTTTTGTCTTCCATCGCGGCATCAGCCGCAATTCCTTAAACCATGGATGTCAGGTGGCTGGTTCTTTCTCATCAGCACTGGGAAACGCAACATACTTGCCACGATTAGAAAGAAGCTTTCCCGCTATGGGCCACACGACGGCTGGTTCTGTCGAATGGTTGAATCTCTTTGCGTGCTCAAGCATCGTTTGGCACATTACCCAGTCAAATCCTTTTCTCATCTGTTTAGTTTTTTTCTCTAGCACTTCACTCGAGCGTTGTGCGCCTGCCAGCCGGAGATCGTGGCGTACCAGACGCCGCAGTTGTTGCAGACACAGCCGCCGCGGTCGGTGTCCACGGTGTAGCTCGTCACCATCGCGACCTTTGTGTCCGGCGCAGGATTCTCTGCTTTGTACTTGGTGAACGCCACGCAGATCCGCTTGTGAGCGGCCATATAGTTGTCGAGAACGATTTGGAATTGACGCATCGGTGCCCCACCCGTCCACAGTTCGTGAATCCGGTCGGGGTAGTGCTCCACCACGTTGTCATAGCCAGCCGGCATCCACACCGACGCCCACAGCAATGCGGAGGGCGGGTACTGATATTCCAGTAACCGGTTCAGAGCAGCCCGCACTGCGGACCGGAAAGGATCGCCATTGTCGGTGGAAAGAATAGGATCTGACGCCTGAAACCGGGTGCCAGAAGCGTCAGAAGAGGCCGGGAACGAGGGTTTTGGCACTTCTGGTAGCCCCGGGCCATCGGCTCGCCTCAAACATCCCGCCCGTTCCAGCGCCGCAAGTCCTTCGAGTACCGCTTTACTCGCTGGCATAAGCCTTCTCCCTTCGATTCAAAAAGGAAACATGGGTAACAACGCAGTACTGGCGCGGGTATTTCGCTGTTTTTGCATGGGTAAC